TTTATAGAAAAGAATGATAAAGATAATGCAGAAATGATAAAATTCTTAGTTGATAGTGCTAAAGGCATTAATGCAATTAAGATTACTAAGGAGGTAAATCAAATGACAGAATCAACAGAAGCAGTTGTAGAAACTGCAGTTGAAAATGCAGAGATTGCTCCAGAGGCACAGCCAGCAGAAGTAGCAGCAGACGTAACAACAGAGGTTGTTGCAGAAACAGCAGAAACTCCTGCAGTCGCTGAAGAAGCACCAGTAGTTGAAGAACTTGCTGTTGCTAAATCGGATGATGGTGGTGCAGAATCTTCTGCTGCAAAAGCAGCAGTTGAAGTAGAGAATGTAGTGGAAAAATCTATTGCAGATGTTAAAGAAGAAGTTGCCAAGGCAGTTTCAGAAATTAATACTTCTCTTACTAATGCCTTTGGCGATCTTGCTGCAACTATCAAATCTCTTAATGAGAAGGTAACAGCAGTAACAAAATCTCTTGATGCAGTAACATCAGATGTTAACGGTATCAAGAATAACTTTAACGAGTTTGGCAAGCGAGTAGATCTTGTAGAGCAAGATACCGCTTTCCGCAAGTCTGGCGATCTAGGCGAGATCGTACAGGAATCACCACAAGTGGTTCAAAAATCCCTATGGGGCGGTCGTTTCCTCACATCAACCGACCTATTTAACTAAGGTAAAATCACTAGGAGGTGAAAAATAATGTCGGAACAAAATAAAGACCTAGAAAAAAACTATCCAGGATCAGGCGGAGCAGGCGCAGAGATTAACTCTCAAGGCTCATTCGTTTCTGGTGGTGTAGGTAGTGCAACTGGTTTGGACTCTGCAGCACAGTCTGTAGGATCACAACTTGGTAACACTGCTACTGCAGCATTCGGTGCAACAACTGGAGCAAACGCAGTAAACCCAACAGGTGTTGCAGGTGGTATTTTAGCACCAGAGCAAGCACGTCGTTTTATTGACTACGTATGGGATGCAACTGTCCTCGCTAAAGATGGCCGTCGTGTCACCATGAGAGCAAACACCATGGAAATTGAGAAGGTAAACGTTGGTGAACGTGTAATTCGTGCTGCTGCTCAAGGCGCACCAGATTATACAAACATCGGTGCAACATTCTCAAAGGTAGAACTTACAACCAAAAAGATTCGTCTTGATTGGGAAGTATCAACTGAAGCACTTGAAGACAATATTGAAGGTGGAGCACTTGAAGATCATTTAGTTCGCTTAATGACCAATGCTTTCGCAAATGATATTGAAGATCTTGCTATCAATGGTCTTGGAACAGGCGCAGACGCATTCCTTTCAATTATGGCAGGATTCGTAAAGCAGACCCGTGGAACAGTAGGAAATGCTGCTCACGAATATGCTGCAACAGTTTCAGATAACAACTACACTACATCAGTAATGCAGGGCTTGCTTCTAGCAATGCCACGCAAGTATCGTGCACTTAAGTCAAACCTTAAGTTCTATGCTGGTACTGATGCTTTTGCTGGTATCGTTCGTAATAACGGTACTCTTGCAGATGCTATCTCAGCAGCGTTCTCAGATCGCACTGGTAGCACACAAGCAAACCGTCAAGAATTCCTTGATGGAACTGCACAAACACTTGGTAATGCACGTACAACTCGTGTACTTGGTGTAGATGTTCTTGAGGTTCCTTACTACCCTGCAGGTTATGTTGATTTAACATTCCCTCAGAACCGTGTATGGGGCTTCCAGAGAGATATCACTGTAAACCGTGAATACAAGCCAAAGAAAGACACAATTGAATACACAGTATTCGTACGCTTTGGTATTCAATGGGAAGAACTAGATGCAGTCGCTTATGTTGACTCAGATAGCGCTGATTCCTAAAATATAACAATCACGTACTAGGGAGGGCGGTATAAAAACCGTCCTCCTTATTGTTATTCTGGTATAATTACAAATGAGTACAGGAGAATTATGAATACAACAATGGAAGAACTATCAACTAAAAGCGTCTTAGCATTAAAGTCATATGCTAAAAAAAATAATATAGAACTTTTTGAAGCAACTACCAAACTTGAAATTTTAGAAATCATTGCTAGTTGGTTTCCACCAGAAAATAAAGAAGAGCGTGTAGAAGAAGTGGATAAGGCTGAAAACATAACAAACAAAGTAGCCTTATATTCAGATAAAAATCTTCACATGGATAATTTAGGTGCATTAAAAGTGGGGTACAACATAGTATCAAAGGAGGCATCGGAAAAGTGGCTAACTCATAGGCTAGTACGTATAGCGTCGCCTGAAGAAGTAGCATCTTATTACCGTAAAGATTAATGTCAACAGTACTTCGCTTACCACCATACCCGCTTTCCGTAACCTATAAGGTTCCAGACGAAACAGCAGACTATATACTTGTCATTGAAGATGTTCCAGAGCAAACAGAAATTGAAGAATTCATTAGTGGAGAATCTGGATTAACATCTTCTTCAGAAGGAACAATTACATATGAGTTAAATGGAGATTTTGTAAAATATGACAAATCTTATGCAGTTACTATTTATGAAGACATTAATGGAGAGCGTGGTGACATTGTAGTTGAAGATAACCTACAGATTGAGCGCCCATACGTAGATCCAACAGAACTGGCAATTGCAAACAATGAAACCTCTGCAACAGATATTGCCAAGTATAAAGAATATGAATCGTTAGCACGAGCAATTATTGATACTATAGTTGACGGATTTTATTATAAACGCAAATATCTTGAGGTAGTTGGACAAGAAACAGACTATATTCCACTTTGGGATAGAACACATAAAATTTTAAAGGCATATGAAAATGCAGAACTGGTTTACGATATTAATGATTCAGATGGACCAGCATTAGGCGATTTTAATTATTTAATTACTAAAGATAAAACTGCAATTACAAAAGACCCAGTACAAGCAACAGATTCTTTAAATAGGGCAGAAAGACGTCCAGCAAGAATTCCAGTAGCCTCTTCAGATTCATTTGCAATATTTGATACAGAGGATAGTGGAAATGTTCAGACCATCACCGCTGGCGTAGGATTTCCAAATGGAACAGATTATATTTTCTTAGTAGAAACAGGATATAAGGTGGTTCCTATTGATATTCAAGATGCTACAAAGTTATTGATTAATGATATTAAATGTGGCAAATTAGATTATTATAAGAGATATGTAAAAAACTACAGCACTGATCAATTTAAAATTGAGTATGACAAGAGAATGATTGAGGGTACTGGAAATATTATTGTAGACAAAATTTTGTCTAAGTATGTTGATAATATTGTTCGTCCTGGAGTTTTATAATGAACTCATGTGAAGTTACAGACTTTATGTATCCAATGAAGGCTGATGTATATTTTCCAATTCTTACACAAGGGGAATATGGTCAACCTAAAAAGGATTGGGTTTATGATAGAACTATAATCTGCAATGCAACACCAGTAGGTGGTTTAGGAACAGAAGATATTAAACCAGAAGCATTTTTACAATATGAAAATAAACTTATTGCAAGGACCCAAAATGACCCCAGACTTTCTTCAAATAATGCTAACAATGCAACAACAAATATACTTGTAACAAATGTTAGAGATGCAAGTGATAACACAATTTATAAAGAAACTGCTGGGCCAAGATCTGGCAGAGGAACTATTTATGAGATAGCAACAGTTGAGCCATTTACTGGACCATTTGGATCTATAGAATATTATAAAATGCTATGGCGTAGAACTGAAAATCAGACTGTAGGTGACTAATGATAGTTACAATGAATACAAAACTTTTTGATAAACAAATGAAAAATATTATTGACTATTCTGTTGGATTTTTAGATGGTATTCATAAAGGTAAAAAAGTATTTTTAGATAGGTTAGGCCTCGGAGTGATTCAGGCTCTTGCACAATATGTTGATGTTGAAGCAAGATCAAATCCAAAAGCATTGCACCATATTTATGAGTGGAATCAAACTGGTAGCCCAAATGCAAGATTGTTTGATTTAAAATATACTGTTAGTAATCTTGGATTGTCTATTAATTCTTCATTTAGACAGTCAAGAACGGTGTCTGAAAAAATGACTGTGCCATTTTATAATAAAGCAAAGATTATGGAAAATGGTGTTCCAGTTACAATTGCGCCAACTAAATCTAGGGTGTTAAAATTTGATGGACCAAGTGGAGAAGTTTTTACAAGTAAGCCAATTACCGTAGACAATCCTGGGGGAGATATGGTTTATGGAAGTTTTGAAAAAACAGTAGATGAGTTTATCTTAAGATATTTTAAGCAATCATTTTTAAAGGCTTCTGGTATTTATGATTATATTAAAAAGCCAAAACTTTATAAGGCAAACATGAAGGCTGGATCAAGAATGGGTAGAAGCAAGGGTATTGATACAGGGTTTAAATGGATTGCTAATGCAACAATTGGGGTAGAATAAGACTATGAGTATATTAACGGACACTGGTTTTCCACCCACATTTTTAAATAGATATGTTTTGTCTGAGTTAGCATTTTATGAACTTGTAGCAGAATCAGATTTATTATCTCCAGGTGTAAATCCTATGGTTCCAGCACAAATTCCAACCAATATTGAAGATTTATATAATGATAGTATTCAAATTAGGCAAACAGAAAGCCCAGTATTAATTGTCTATGATAGATTGATGAGATTTAGACCTACCCCTTTTTATGCTCATAAAAGAGAACAGTTGATCTATTTTATATACTCTACGGATGTTGGTAAATTAATAGACTCAGTTCGTGTTATTTCAAATGCCCTTGATCGTGAAGACGCCTCAGCCCAAGACATCAACTCCTACAGTCTTTCAAATCCAATACTAAACTCCGCTGGAGAAGTATCTATCCCATATAACATTTATTTTCACAATACCAGGGTATATCAGGCGGACGAAAGT